ACAGCGGAGGACTGATACGCCACCGAATAGACGATATAGTCCAGTGCCTCTAGCAAGTAGCTAAAGGTCGCCAGCAAGCCTCCGCCCGTCGTCAATCGTTTGGCTTTGCGGTAGCACCAACCGCATAACAGCACAGGTTCGCCTGCGCCGCACTTCCACGTACCGCGACGGTTGCAATAGGTGCAACGCGGCAAGGCGTCCAACTGAGCTTTGCGGGCGCGTTTGCGTTCCTGGTAGTCGGTTAGCATGATTCATTACCAACCAGTTCAACCGCAACGAGGTGCTTCATACGCCCAGCGTGGGTTTTGGCTTTACTTGCCCTGCTGAGCGAGTAGCGTAACTGATACTGTTGGTTGTACTTATTATCAGATAACCATCCGCTGCGCCGTTCTTCCCCCAGTTCGTCAAGATGCGTTTGTACTCTCAACCGCGCGGCGCGCCATTCTTTGGCAATCGCCCGCGCTTTGGCCGTGTCCGGCATGCACAAACGAGGGATAGCGCCAGCGTCTCGGATTACCTTCACTACTCGCTTTGTGCCATGATTAGCGCCGCCACAAGAACATTCACAGTCCGGGCCTCGGGCATTTGTGCATCGAGCGTCACAGGGACACTCGGACGATTCAACCGTCAAGCGTCGGCCGACTACCGCACCCATATAATCCAGTGGGCCATTGCACAAGCCACATATACAGCCGATACGCCCGCGCAGTGTCGCGCTACGATTGGGCGGTAGTTGTTCCGCTGTTGCTGCGACTGAGAGGCAATCCATGCAACGATAGTAATACCGAAGGTTATTGTGCATCACGCTACCGCCTTTCCTGCTTTGCGTGCCGCTTTATGTTCTTGATATTCGTTTAGGGTGTTCATACCAACATTCCTCCTGATTCAATCTCTTGGATCATGGCTCGCAAGTTATTCTTATGGTTCTTCGCCAATCGGACGTATTTTTCGAGCGGTTGACCGTCCAGCCCTTCACGTTGCGCTATTCGTTGAGCTAGTTCGGCGAACGGTTTCGACAATCCCTGTCGGGTCAATGCGATCGTGACGCAACGACTCAAGAGCGGGTGCGCGTCGATATTGTCTTCAAACAAGGATTCTTGGCCGTCAATCGTTGTCGTGAATATCCAGACACAATGGCTAGGAATGCGCTCTAAAACGACCAGTAAAGAGCGTAGAATCAACGCCGAAAGACCGTGCGACTCATTGACAATGACCGCTCTACCGCTCTTGGCACCTAGACCGTACATGCACAATGATGCGTCAATCTCGCGCAATCGCCCGATGGTCAATTCACCAGCGTCGATCTCGACAACGCACGACGGATCGGCAATCTCGGACGCCAGCAAGCGCCCGATTGTCGTCTTGCCAGTTCCCGATGCACCCGTTATCCAGTACGCACGACCAGCAAAACCGCGCTTTCCGATTGTCTCGATGCGCTTGAGCGCCTTGGATTGACCAACGACATCCGACCAGAATTGCGGACGATATTGTTCGGTTAGCATGATGCACCTACGATCTGGAATAATCTTCGTCCCAATGTGGCAAGCTCAGCGAATTCGACCGAATCCATTGAACCGTCTAGGCAAAAACATTGCCCACGGATAAGCGCAGCAACGTGTTCGATTGAACAGTGGATCGGCTGGAACCCTGGAAGCCCATAGCCGTGGAATGCTTCAAGGTCTTCCGACAGGTAGCCCGGAAGAATAGCGGAGGAACGTGCCAGCTTGTACGCTTGAGACAATTCGTGTTTCGTCACGCCACACCGTCCAGACTCACGACAACGCCGGGATTAAGTGCGCGGATGCTTTGAAGAACGCTTGTAGCCGGTTCATGGGCTGGAAATGGTGTCGGTATTTCAAACGCTCCAAATGAATTGAATACTGATTCGGCATGCGGACCGCCGAAAATAGCTTGCCAGCCATCGGGATTGACTCGCAATACTATTGTGTTCTCCGCCTGTTTCGATATGCTTGCCATCGTCGATTCCTCCCATCAGGTGTTGACCATCGCTCTCGGTTGCACCAAACAACGCGAGAGCATTTCTACATACACCATACACCAAATGGTGTATCCCTGTCAAGGACTTTATCAGATTGAATGTCCTACTCTTTTGGTAGGGATTGGGCGGCGCTATTGACGAATCGAGGAGCCAAGTAAATACTAGGGGGGGAGCGGCGGTAGGATGTATCCCCCGTTGGATGGTTGATAACGCCTCGAACTTGCAATGAGCTTACACAGTGTTTGCAATGGGTTTGATGGGTATCTACAACCAGTTTGCCCCCTGTCTCATATCGTCGCTTCAGTCTGTCGTTGAGTCCTATAAGGGGTGTTACGTTGCACTCGACTATCGAACGCTATGAACGTAAGACCTTGCCACATAACGACTTGTGACTCAAATAGAATTCTTTCCATCGCTCAGAACGCGAAAAACCGTCCCGGCGTCCGCGAGCGTGGGACTCCACTTAACCCCTTGTCATCAAAGTCGTTCAATTTGAGGGTTCCTATCGGTAGAATCATCCTTTTGGCGTGTTTGGTGGTGTTATGGTTCTTGTGGTACTGGGTGTTCGGTCAAATGGTCAGTTCTGTTTTGTTTCACGTGTAACGGAGTTGTTGCAATGAGGTATCGGAAGAGGTATCGGAAGTTGGCTTTGGAGGTTGATGCTTTTCGGGTTGAGGCATCTGCGGTTTTGATGGTGGATCCGCCCGATTGGATTGAGAGTGCTCTTGCATTGGGTGATTGCGCTATCGGATCTCTTCGCATTTACGAAGGTGCTTTTGTGGTAACAACACCTCATGGTCCGATTCGCTTTTGTTTGGGTGATTGGATTGTGAAGGATCAGTTTGGGAACTTGCATCCATATACTGACGAGGACTTTTGGGCGACGTTTGAGGAGTTGGAGTGATGCTTGACATCCCGAACGAGGAACGCTGGTCCAAGCAGAAGTTCGGTCTTTCGTTGATTCCTGGTGTTTCGAAGTAGGGGTAGATGAAAAACCACACCCGCCTATCTGTCGCTAGGCCGCGTTCGTTTTCCCAATCGATTGTAGTAGTTGGGTTTCGAAGTCGGACTGCTTTCCGGCGTTGACCGGCTGTCTCGGCTGTCCACCGGGTGATGTCGTTGTTGATTGGGGTGTCTGTGCCGGCTGGGCCATGAGCATGATGTATCGGTCGGCGTTTTGGATCCCCATGAGGTTCCCGGCTTCTTTGATGAGTTCGGGCCAGTTGATCGCCACACCCATCTGTGCCATTTCCTGTCGGTATCGATCGTAGAAGGTGTTGAGGAAGCCTACCAGCTTTGAGAGTTCCCGTTCCGGCGTTTGCGCGGCCATGGAGGTTGGGTTGACGGTCACGTTGTAGTCGAAGAAGTCGCCTTTTTGATCGTCGGGCGTGAAAGTGGTGGGAATTGTTTTATTGGTTCGCGGAACCTGTCTGGAGAGCGGCAGGATTACGAGCGGATCAGTGAACAGATACCAAGCGATTGTTCGGAGCACTTTGCCGGTGAAGGTCGTTACCCGAGTTCTCTGGGCGTCGACTTTTCCGTTGGCGTTGCGGTCGAGCAGTTCGTCTTGCCGGGCGGTATCGGTCTGTGCGGCTGTTCCGTTGAGTAGCGAGAGGTTCCCTGCTCTGACGTTGAATTCGTGTCCGGTGATGGCGTGCATCCCGAGAATGCCCTGATCGGGTCCGGGGAAGTGGAAATCTTTGATCATGGATGGATCCGCGTCGACGGTGACCATTTCTCGGTCGGGCGACATACGCAGCTTATTGGCGTCCTGGTGTTGTCCGCGTCGTGCTCCGAACACCAGTTTGGCGTCCCGAGCTTGGTCCGATGCCTTGTGAAAGAGCACGTTGTCCAGTTCGTGTAGCTCTAAAATGGAACTGGCGGGCGACAAGGAGAATGTTCTTCCGGGTATGGGCTTGAGCGAGAGGTTGATGTAGGGGCCTTCGTCGGGACCGGTCCAACTGATGGGTTCGCCGAGTGTTTTTGCCGTGGGGCCTCGTTCGTCACCTACGAATGTCACGATCTGACGTTCTTGAGGCAGCCACATTTGCCATCGACTGACTCGCTTCTTCAGGCCCTGTGTATCGAAGGCCGGCTTCACGCCTTTTTCTACTGAGACTTCGACGGTGGGTAGTTCTTCGGCTTCTTGTTCGGTGACCACGCCTTCTTCGACCAGTTCTTCTCGGGTGGGGAAGTCTTCATCGCCGGCGTAGGTGATGGAGTCCCAACTGGTGGCGTTGATGTCGTGGATCCAGTTGTCGAGTAGAACGTGATTGGCGAATATCTGTCCGACGGTCCGTAGGAAGCCTGGAAGGGTTGTGACGTTGGGGCCGGTAAGCAGTCCGATTTTCATAACGGAGAATGTGCTGATCAGCGCATCGAAGACGTTGAAGTACAGGGTGCTCGAGAGATCGATTACGCCAATCAGGTGATCGACGGCCATCTGGAGCTTTCTGGCGCTGTCTTCTATGTTCTGCGTGCCGTTTTGGACGGTGATGTACGCGGTGGGGTTGGTCGGTGTCATTGCGAAGGCGTAGGTGTCGACGAAGTCGGTGATGAGATTGAGTGGCACGGAACGCCTGGCCTGATGCTCTTGGTGATGCCAGCCGACGTATTGTTGGAGGATCTGGTAGCGTTTCTTGCGGAACTTCCTGATGTGATCGTTACTTCGGACCATTGCGACCGAGAGTTTTGAGACTGAGTCTTTGTCTTCTGGGTCAAAGGGCATCAGCGTGACTCCTACACCATCCGTCTCTGCTATTGGTTGTTCGGAATTCGTACTCGCGTTGTTCTTCGATCATATCGGCAATTTCGCCGTGGGCCATTTGCACCTCTCCGCTGACGAACAGTTGGTCATCGGGCGGCATGATATGATACGCCAGCGAGCTGCCCATGACACGGTCCCCGTGATTTTCGCCTTTTCCAGACAAGACGGGGTGCGAAGGAAGATCGGCTTTGTGGCATATTTTTCCACCGGGGCCGTAGACGAAGTCGTGGAGTTCGTCGACGGACGCCAGGCTGGAATCGATGACCTCGCAGGCTGCTAGGGCGCGGAAGTACGATCTAATGATCGTTTTTTTGCTGCTGGCAGTTGACCAGAATCCGGGCACTCCGGGCTTGGCGGCCGACTGTAAATCATCGTCCGATGGCGCCCAATAGAGGTTTTCGTAGTTCTGGTCGATCAGTTCATTGCCGAAGTTCCTGCCGAGTCCGCCGTTGGCCTCCCAGACCATTTGGGCCGGCCGGCCTTCGTAGTCAGAGAAAAATCGGCCTATCATGGCACATTGTTTGGCAAATTTGTACTCGTTTTGGTCGTTGACGACGTATTCGCAGGCTTTTTTGCGAGTCCTCCAGTCGAATATCTCGCAGGTGGAGTCCGAGGCGCCTGTCCCGGCGGAAACGTCGCATCCGGCGCCGTAGCGGCGGTCTCGCGGCGGTCCGCCGTCGGTGGTGTTGGCCCATACTAGGATCGGGCCGTTGGGGTCTTTGATGATGTTGTTGCGTTCGATCGACCATCGAGAGGTGGGCTCCACGCAATGCTCTTTGCGGATCCGATCGACCTCGATGGGGTTGAATACCGGGTCTCCAGAGCCGATAAAGCTACAATCGTGCTCCTGGGCCATGATTGAGGCGATCTGAATCTCGTTCCAGACTTGATCGTACCAAGGGCTTCGAAGGCGGTTGTCGGGCACGAAGGGGTAGTCGGGGGGGAACGGAAACGTCTCGTCGACGATTTTGAGCGTCTTGCCGTCAAATTTGTAGAGCCCGGCGGCTTTGAGTGGCCATTGTGACCAGTGGATCTTGTAGTTTTTGATCGCGGTCTTCTTGACGATGTGGTGGAAGGCGCCGACGCTGCCCTGAGGCGTGCTGAGTATCCAATTGCACTCCGATACCGATTGAAGTGCTGATAGAAAGAGTTCTCCCATCTTCAGCTCGAAGGATCCAAACTCGTCGAGCAGCAGTGCCGTGTGACGCTCACTGCGTAGTCCGTCCTTGGTCCGGGCGCTCCCACAGTAGATGCTGTCCGTTTCGAGGTTGTGTAGCTCCCCCTTCTTGCGACGGACCTTTTTGGGCTTCAGAAACGCCGGGAGACGTTTCAGGGCATAATCCACCTTGGGGATAAGCGATCTGTAGTTGCCTGGCGTGTCGGTCAGATCGTCGGTCTGAGAGGCCAGTCCGAAGCTCTGTAGCTTCCACCACAGCCATCGGGGCAAGAGGATGAGCAGCAGCATCCAGCTCATACCCATGGAACGGGACTTCAGAAAAGAGCTGTGGCGCTTGCCGATCGTGGGGATCAGGTCCAAGGCCAGTTCTGTCTGTCGGTGGAAGGTGATGAACGGCTGATTGGGCTGGTCTGGGTTTATCGTCGGCTGATAAGTCCACGCGTACGCGTTGATGAAGAACAGGGTGTCTTCTTGACACATTTTTCTGAGGGCTCGCCGGTGAGAAGCCGAATTGGCGGCCTTTTGGTGCATTTCCGCCCGGAACTGAAGGTTGGCGATGGGATCCAAAGGAACGATCTTGTGCCACTGGTTCATTATTGGACCGCCTGCATCTGGGCGGGGGTCAACAGATCGCCGATCATGCTTTCCACTTCCGCGGGATCTTCCCCGTCGCCTTCGCCGTTGGTTTCGTCAACCGTTCGACTGACCATGAGCTTGCTGTAGAACTTCTCGAAGAACCACCTGAAGTCGCCCTTGGCTTGTTCCAGTAGGGCGACGGCGCCGCCCGTGGGTACGGACTGGGGATCTATTTCGTCCCACGAGACCATGAGGTTCTGGTGGACCCATCGGATTTCCACCTCAGGGCTGATGATGCCAGGCCCTTCTGATTGTTTGGCTATGCCGGCCTTGACCAGCATGTCGATTGCCTTGGGCTGGGGTGCGCTGTTGCGGCGTCTGACCTGCTCCTGCTGTACTTCCTCGATCTCAGCCTTGGTCCCATAGTTGTCGAAAAGTGAGTCTGCTTCCTTTCCACCCTGCTTTGTGGCCTCTTTTTCGTCCATTCCTTGGTCAAGATATCGCTGAACCAGTTCGTCTCGGGTGTTTTTGAAATCCGTCCATTTGCCCGCGGCCTCCAGTCGATCTTTGCGAGCCTTCTTGGTTTCTCTTCGGTAGGCCATGATCTTGATCCGATACTGGGTTTGTCAGAATTCAATAACTGATGCTATACTGAAAGCGATGGATTGTGTAGGCTTGGCGTATATTTGTGCGTCGATGAGGAAGAATGTAATGTAGCAACAACCGCAAAGAAATAGGGCACGCCCCTAGGGCCATTGGGGACTGAGTGCCTGATTCACGAGGTGCCTAACAGGGGGCGCTGAGCTTTGAGCTTGGCGCCCCCTTTTCTTTGCGCTGTGAGTGTTCAATGGATATGCGAAACCAAGCGTATACGGCCGACGATGGCGAACTGATCATCTTGAAGGTTCCGATTGGGAACGCTCCGAGTTGCGTGGAGCAAGATGGGAAGACGTTCGAAATGGGATTTGGCAATCGAACAAAGCCTTTGAAATGCGACCTCTGGCCCAAAAAGAGCACGGCCTTGTCCTGTACGCCTGAAGAGGTGCCGGAATTCCGAGAGGAACACCGCAGGCACGGAATTGCAATCGAGTACAAAGACGACGGTACGGCCGTCGTTGGTTCCAAACTTGAATTCGAAAAGGCAGCTCGCTTCCGCGGGCTGACTGTTTGCTAGGAGTTTCCGATGCCCGAAGATATTTCCGAACCGATCGTTCCTGATGGCAGCGACAATGACGCAGCACCTTCGACAGATCCGCCAGTTGAAACAGTACCGGAAACTCCGGCCGCGGCTGCTCCAACATCCGACATCGACGACGAGGTTCTTGGCATTGCGGCAACTCTGGGACTACCTCGCGAAGCCGCTATGGGTTTTCAAACAAAAGGAGCCCTGGTCGATTATCTCAATCGACTGACCGCTACGCCGCAATCACAACCGGCTCCAGCTCAAGCACCGCAACCGGCCGCAGCGCCCACTGGCGCGACACCCGCCGAGAAAGCGGCGTTCAAGCGTTTCGATCACGCGGACTTCGATGAACAGTTCTTGTCCGATCTCAATGGACAATTGGAAGTGCTACACGGTGGCATGGGTGCTGGAACTTCGAGTAATGACGCTGTCCAGGCGCTCCAACAACAACTTCAACAGATTACCCATCATTTGGTGGTAAGCGCCATGGATGGTTTGATTGGTCAACATGGCGAGTCGTACGCTGACGTCCTTGGAAAAGGCCCGACATCGGCCTTTGCCCGAGGAAGCAGCGAGCACACCGCTCGTGTCGAAAAGCTCTTGCCTAGGATGCAGGCCCTTCAGCGATCTTTCGAGCAGATGAACTTACCTGCCCAATCGGAAGAGGCGTTGTTCAAGGCTGCTGTCGGCTTGGAATTCGGAAATCGTGCTGCGACTCAGGCGCGCGAAGAAGTTGCCAAGCAGGTCAAGGATCGTGAATCACAAGGTATACGTCGTCCGGCAGGCCAAGGGAATGCCTCGCCGGATCCACAAAAAGAACTCAAGGAGCGAGCTGCGGCCGCGCGACAGAGAATTCTAGAAGCCTCTACGCTGACAGAAGACGAGTTGCGGGCACGGGCGGCGTCGTTCAGCAGCTAGGAGATAAACAATGCCTCCAATCGTAACCACGGACCTGTTGGACCTGGCGAACGGAACGCTTGCGTTTTTCGATCGGAATAGCCTGATCGATCTCGCGTCAGACCAACAGAACTATCTTTTCATTCCCGAGTTATTCAACAAGCACCGCATGCAACTGGACGGTGGTGATACCATCGACTGGTTTGCTTTGGTGAACAAATCAACCACTGCGCATCATGCGGGTCACTATGTCCAGCGCATCATCGAGACCAAAGATGTAACGGCGCAGGCTTCCATTCGCTGGGGCCGAACCGTTGAATCGTTTGGCGTCGATGAAGCGGCGATTCGTATGAACGCCGGCAATCAGGTGAAGCTCATCGATCTGTTCGGATCTAAGCGAGCGGCTTCCTGGCTGGGATTCTTGGAGTTGGTCGAGTCGACCCTGTCAGGTCACCCCGGCCAATCCGACGGCATCACGCCGTTTGGCATGAAGTCCTACTGCGTCAAGAAGATCACTGGTTCTTCGGCGACCTATCCCGGCGAGTTCGGTGGCGGAAACCCCAGCGGCTTCTCCAGTGGTATCGGTCTCAACAGTAGCACCTACAGCGGGTGGAAGAACTACACGTTGAAATATACCGACGTCAGCGCCGACGATTCAGTGAAGGGCATGCGAGCGTGCATGGGGCAAACCGCTTGGAAGACCCCGCTCAGAAGTAAAATCGAGTCGATGGTCACCGATGGTGGCCGTCCGAACCTTCAGGTCTACATGAAACCTCAATTGGTCTGGGAACATGAAGCCCTGGCTCAGTTGCAAAACGATCAACTGGGCGACGACCTGTTCAAGTTTGCCGGCAGCACGCGGGTCAACGGTCACCCGTTGGTCGAAATGCGTGCGTTGGATAGCGACTCTGACGATCCGATTTACGGCTTCGACTGGGGTGTCGCGAAGATCGCGGTGCTCAAGGGCTACGAGCAAATCGAGAGCGACGAAGCCAAGGAGCTGTCCGGCTACGTCGGCGTGATCGGTAAAGACCTCGACTTGGTCTACAACCTGAAGGTCAAGAACCGTCGTAGGTTGTGGGTTATGGCAACGGCCGCGGATAACGATTAGGCGTTGACTGTTTGGTTTAAGGAGCGTGCCAAGGCATGGCTCAAAATTAGGAGTATAGATTATGAGTCTTGGAAAAATTCACAGCAGCGAACCAACGGTTATCGGCCCGTCAGCTTGGGCCATGTCGCGGCTGCCACCTGACTTTTTGGGTGATGTTTCGAACTACAACATGATCATGGAAGAATTTCAGTTTGTTCCGGCGCTGACCAATGGCTGGGTTCTCGATGAGAGTGACGCGACCGCTGATATAACGGCCGACCTGACAGTTGAAGGTGGCAAGGTCAATATCCAGGTTGATACCACCGACAACATCGAGGCGTGGATTCAATACGGTTGTCCGCTAGTCAAGGCTTCGGCGGGTCGCAAGTTCATCTGCGAGTGGGGCATCTCGATGCTGCTGGTCGGTGACAACGAAGGTGCGATCGTCTGCGGGCTCGGGGAAGTGAGTGCGGCCGGCAACGATGTCTGGCAAATAGACGACACCGCCGCACTGGCCGACATTGACTTCATCGGCTTCCAGACGTTGCAAGCCAATGGCGATTCGCTGAACACGATTCAGCGGTTGGACGGTGGCTCGTTGGCGACGGTGGAATCGGCCGTTGGCGTTCCGGTGATTTCCACGCTGATGCGATTGGGAATCTACGGCGACGGCGCGAGGGCTTACTTTGCGGTGAATGGCGTTCAAACGGCAACGAGTACCGCTTACGGGTCAACAGACTTCCCGCTCGACATTCTGATGGCCCCGGTCCTGGCAACCAAGCTGGGTTCGGCGGTCACGCAGGACGTCAAGGCGATGTACTGTATGTGTGCCGGCGACAAGAACTAGTTAGAAGGGCGCACTATTATGGCCGATGGAATTGATTTCGCTGGCAACAAGATCGCCACCGACGAAGTAACGGTCGGCAGCGAGACTATGCACGCCCAGCGTCAAAAACTAATTCACGGTGTTGATGGGACCAACAGCGGGGATGTGGCCCATAGCAATCCACTCCCCGTCAGCGCCCAACTGGCTGCGGACTTTATGACGGCCAGTGGTACGGCGTTGACGCCCAAGTTCGCGGTAATCAATCTCACTGCGACTGGGACGTTGGTTGCGGCCGTTACAGGGAAAAAGATCCGCGTTCTCTCCGTGTTTATGACGATAGAAGTTGTCACGGGTGATGAGACGTATACGTTCAAGGACGGCGCTGCGGGGACGGCAATATCGGGCGCGATTGGTGATACGGCTATGACGGTTCTGGCAACGGTGCCGCCTATTCCGTGTTCGATGCCGTTTTGTCCGGTGGGTTTGTTTGAAACGACCGCGGCTACTCTCCTGGAACTGTCTTTGGCTGGGACCACTCCGAATGCACAGGGCTTCCTAACTTACGTGGAGGTCTAAGCCATGCTGCTGGTCTTCGGCACCTACGATCTGGGTCTGGGGCCGCCTGGTGGCTCCGAGTCGGGTTTGTCGGTTACGCGTACGACCTTGCTGGAGCAGACCGGCGTGTTTGCGCGCATGGGCCGGACCATCCCGACCGATACGGAGAAGCTGGCCCGGCTGACCGACATTCTCAATTCGGCCATGCGCAACACCTATTACCCCGATACCATTCTGGGCGAGAAGTGGGCGCATCGCTGGTCGTTCTTGAGGCCATTGCTGAAGTTCACGACTATTTCAGGGCTGGGAGATTACATTCTCCCGCCCTTCGTGGACGGTCTCGACGGTGATGGATCCTACGAAAACCAATTCGGCTATGGTCCGATCTTGGTTCGTGGTGATCAGGTCATTCGTAGATTGCGAGAGAGCCAAACGGCGACCGGTTGGCCTTCGTTGGCTGCCGTCGTCGCCCTGGAACATTCCGGGCAAGTAGAATCTCGCAAGCTGTTGATGTTGCACCCGACGCCCAACGCCGCCTACGAGGTGACGTTCCGGATTCACTTGTCTCCAACGGCATTAACCGCGGCCAATCCCTATCCTCCTGGCGGATCGTTGATCGCCGAGGTGTTGATACAGGGCTGTCGTGCCGCCGCGGATCTGATTCTCAATGATCGGGTCGGCAATATGCACGAACTGTTCAAGGATCGATTGAAGGCGGCGGTGTTGGCCGATCGGCGGGTCTCGGCGCCGGAACATCTGGGCCGAGCGATGGATCCCCATCATGTGTTGGGTCATCGGTCACGCCGAGAGCACGGATCAAGAGGCTTTGACGACGATGCAATCCCGTCGCTGACAGTTTATGGCACGGAGTTATCCTAATGAGAGGACTACCGAAAGAAGGGCAATGTGGGCCGCTAACGCTTCGTGGGGAATATCCCGCCAAAGATGAAGCTGCGACCATAACGATTGTGGCGGTGGCAAATGAGCGCTGGGTCATTCGAAAAATCACCTGTTCTTATCGCGGTGGCATTCCTTTGGCGGCGGGGCTTACGGTGTCGATCGGCGGAGTGACCGTATGGCAGATCGACCTGCCGCTACTAGACAACCAGCGCCCGCACGACTTTGATTTTCTCCAAGGTCTATATGACAAGGATGAGGTCAATCAGGCAGTTGTAATCACTGCGACGGATCCCAATGAGGCTGATACGTTTGTGACACTCAACGTACAATACGAATAGGGTAACCCATGAGAGGACTACCAAGAGAAGGTCAATTCGCGGCACTGAAGCTGGCTCCAGTAGATGCCACCAGCCACCCTGCCGCCGATACTGTTGCGGTTGTGACGATCGCTGCCGTTGCGGATCAACGCCATGTAATCCGCAAGATCACTTGCACGTACATTGGTGCTGCGCCAACTGCGGCAGGCATTACCGTCGCCATCGGCGGTTCAACCGTGTGGTTGATTGATTTGCCGTTGTTGGACAACCAGCTTCCGTACGATTTTGATTTCCCGTTTGGCCTTTACGACAAGGACAACTTGAACCAAGCGGTTGTGGTGACAGCTACGGATCCAGGGGCGGCGACAGGTTGCTCGGCCAGTGTGAACGTGCAATATGAGTAAGGCCGACCATGAGAGGATTACCACGAGAAGGTACTTGGTCGGCCCTTAAGACGGCATGGAGAGGATTTATGTCGACACACAACTTCCAAAAAGAACTTCAACGCTTTTGCGAGCTGTCAAGGAGTGGCGACAGGACGTTGCACGTCGGAGAAAACAATATCCTCGCGGTCGATACGATCACTGAATCGACGTCGGGGTCGGGAGTGACGATCGACAGTGTCCTGATAAAAGATAATAACGTTACAGCGGAGACTGCCACGATTGGCAATGCCTTGCAAGGGCAATGCAACATTACTGATTTTGGAAATGTAAACGCTCCGGCATTTCAGGCAACTTCGTCTTCGTTCGGATACGGGATCGCAGCGCAAGGTTCGGTCATTCAAATAACCAATGCAAGCACCGGGGTTACGCTCAACTTCGCCGCCGGACAGATTACGACTGTGGCCCTTACAACGGCGGCAGGTGCTGAAGAGAGATTCACTGTTTCTAATAGTTTTATGAACGCCAAGAATGTTGTTGCTTTGAGTACCACCTACGCCGGCGCCGGGACGCCAATGCTTTCGGCCTTGAAAGTGGCTGGCGGTGCTTTTGACATCGTCATTACGAACGTTCATGCCGCCAATGCGCTAGACGCCGTGATGGTCATAAATTTCGCAGTTTTTTCATTGGCTTAGAAAGTTAATTATTAGGAGATAAAAATGCCCGCTCACAATGTTATTGCAAACATAAACAAGGCGAAGGATATTTCGGCGGATTTCAAAACCACAGGAATCAAGTCGGATGTTCTTGCGGAGAAGACGGCCGGCTCGGGCGTTACAGCCGACAGTGTCAACCTCAAGGATGGGAAGGTCACGGCGGCCGGTGACACCGCGGCCGGTGATAACGCCTCGATGGGCTATACTGCGGCCGAGGGGTTGATCCTCACCGGGCAGGGAACTACCAGCGACATCACAATGAAGAACGATGCCGATGCTGCTGTTCTTACGGTGGCAACCGGCCAAACGGCGATCGCTCGTGTGGGTGGTGACAAGACGTTGATGATCGCCATTGCCGATGGCGCTGCCTACACGGTTTTGGCGGCGAACTCAGGCAAGGTCCACATCATTGCCAACCAGGCCCAGGATGTCACGCTCACGTTGCCATCGGCTGCTGCGGGGCTCTACTTCGAATTCTGGCATGGAATGGAAGCGGCGGACGGCCACGACTGGATCTTTGATACCGGAGCGGACGCCAACTACTTCAAGGGCGGACTATTGTTCTGTGATAGTGACGTCGGAGGGGCAGCGTCCGAGGTTATCACCATTGCCGGAGACGGAGACAGTAACTCCAAGCTCACGGTCAATATTCCGAGCACTGGTACATTTGTAAAGATGTATTGCGACGGAACGAACTGGTTCCTGAATGGTACGGTCCTCAGTGCGACGATCCCAGCGTTCGCTGACCAATAAACTAGGGGGTGGCGATTGGCTCGCCGAAGCATCGACATCCTATTCCCGGCCGGTGGCGAGAATCGACGGTTGGCGTATCAGCGTCAGCCGCCGTTCACCACCCGCAAAGCATCCAACGTGCGCGCAGTGGATCCTGGCGAATCCCGCGTGCGCGGTGGCAGTCGCATGGGGACGCTCAAGGCGTTCAACGAGCAGTTCGGAGTAGGTAACCCGGTCACACTTCTTTCGCAACTTCGCGATCTGGACAACGATGGCGATTCCCTTTTCACCGAAGACTTCCTGACAAATACTACATTGCGGTGGAGTGCTGCGCCATGGAAGGAAACTGGTGTGAATGCTGGCGCATGTAACAGAATCCAACCTGGGCTGTATGGCACGATTGTTTCAGTCGACTCTGCGACAGATCGGGGATCGGTTCTCGAGGAAGTAGGAGACATTGATCCTGCGGAAGATTACACGATTACCGCGACGATTCCCGACGTAACGAATTTTGTTCAGCAAATAGGCACTCTCGAAGTCTACGCGAGAATGGACAACACGACTGCGAACGTGTTGCAAGATGGGATTCTTGTTAGTTTGTCGGGAGTGGGTAGCGGTCGCTATCGCATAGGTCTACAGTTTTACGCTGGGGGAGTGCTGGGAACATCAATCAGTACACTTTTTGATGAAGCGACCGGAGAAGGCGGCGATCTTGAAATAGAGATCCAGGCAGCCAATACAATCCTCGTACGATGGAAAGGCGTAGAGCGATACAACGAAACTTACGTGACCACGGCGGGAACTCGTATCGGTCTCGGTGCGGCTTCCGGCATTGGTTCTGTTGCACAGGATGGTCTGTTCGTGGCCTTCGGTGGCGTTCGAATCAGCTACGTGCCGCTGGGGGGCGAGCAGCTTAACCGCAATCGAGTGGTGGCGGCGGCACTGAACACGGCTGACGATGTGGATCTCTACCGAGAAACGAACGTCAAGACGATGATCGCGGTCACCAGTAGCAGTTTGGCGCAGACGGTCCGCAAGACGATTGTTACCGCCGAGCGGCTAGGTAAGCTCTATGTGCCCAATCCGGCCAACGCCGCGCCGTTCGTCTACGACCCTTCGTCTGATTCAATTATTCCGCTGGTGGCTTCTGCTGGAACCGCTCCGACGAAAACGCGGGTGTGTGCGACCTTCCTCGATCGGCTGGTCTTTGCTGGCGATGCCGACGCTCCGAACATCTGGTACATGAGCGGGCAAGGCAATCCCTTGGATTGGGACTACTCGGGAACGACCGTTCAATCTGCGGTCGCCGCTACGTCAAGCGGTTTGTTTGCGGGGGCGATGTCCGGTCCGATCATTGCACTGGTTCCCATGGCCATCGATTACCTGCTGTTAGCGGAACGCAATCGATTGGGTCTTCTTCGCGGGGATCCTCGACAGGGCGGTCAGATCGACCAGATTAGCTATGCGATCGGCATCATCGGCCCGACGGCGTGGACTCATCTCCCTGGCGGTGCGATTGCTTTTCTCGGTCAGAACGGTTTGTACGCTCTAAACCCAGGTCCGGGAAATTACCCGGTCCCACTGTCGGAGGACGTAATCCCGGAGGAATTGAAGAACCTGGACCCGGACGCCAACGCGATCATGTTGGCCTACGATCCAGTGTACCGGGGTATCGTGATTTCCGTGACGTCGTGGGACTCGATCGTCGGCCATCATTACTGGTACAACATGACCATTGGGGCATTCTTCCCATTCATTCTGCCGGTCGAGCAAGAGCCGCTTTCCATGGTGAACTATCAGAGCGATTCGGCGGTAGACGCTGCCGTTCTCTTCGGTTGTCGAGACGGGTACATTCGAAGATTCCATGCTGGATCGGTCAATGACGACGGCACGACAATCGATTCGGAGGTGTGGCTCGGTCCGATCGCCCTGGGCGGGGATGGATACAAAGAGGGGCAGATACTTGACATTGATCTGACGATGGCTCGTTTGTCCGGTGACGCGAATTGCGATGTATATGCTGCCCAAACACCGGAAGAGGCAATCGCTCTTACCACGCCGTCGTTCACGGAAACAGTGAGTGCGGGCAGGAATGTTCTCCATCCGCAGGTCCGTGGCGCTTCGGCGTTTGTTGTGATCGGGGACGACGATAGTGGAAGTCGATGGCAAACTGAAGCGCTTCGAATGAGATATGAAACGCTTGGTGATTGGAGGCCAGACTAATGGGATTACTACAAGATTTTCTGGATCAGCGACGTAGGGGCGCTAGTCAGTCGACTTCGGGCCTGCCGGAGTCATTTACCGGCCTGGCCCCTAGCCTTTTCTCTAACTCAATCCTTGGGGCGATAATTCAATTAGGCAAGGGGAATCCGCTCATCCAAAGTCTCAAGGATTTTGGGCTTCCGTTGACCCAGGCGGCCGAACAACAACGGGCTGAAGAAGAGGCAGCGGCAGCCACGGAAGCGCGTTTCCAAGAGTCGCGTGGTATTATTGGTAGGGGCTCATCGCGTGACGTAGAGATGCTTCAAAACCTAGAAACGGCCGACCAACGTCGCCTGGAGGAAGGTCGTGAAGCGGCTGCTACCGATCTTTCTGGGACTCGTGATGACGTCCTATTCAATTTGCGTGGCCTGTCTGACGCCGACCAACAGGCGTTCAGTGCGTTTTCCGATCCACTGCTTCAGGGTTTTCGGGACCGAGAATCGTCTATCACTGCCGAACTAGAGGGGTTGGGTGAGGTAGATCGATCGCGACTTAATCGGGGTGCGGAAGAGGAATTGGCTCGACAACAGGCTCAATTGGCTTCCCGCGGCTTAGGATCAAGCACCTTGTTGGCCAGTGCCGGTAGCGGTGTCGAACGAGAGAGGCTTGAAGCCGAGAATGATCTGAATGAACGACTTAGGCGCGAGAGGATCGGCGTCCTATCTGGCGTAGGCGGTGACACGCTTGCGGCACAAGAACGACTTGGTGCGGCTGGATTTGGTGTCGGTGCCTCTGGAAGAGCGCAGACTGCGGATGCGGCCAATCAGTTTGCGCTTAGTGCGTTTGATCTAAACCGTGGATTTGACGAGGCGAGTCGCGCATCTTCGACTGCTCGATCCGAGCAGGTGATCAATCGATTCGGCAAAGCGGATACTGAGTTGCTTAACCTGCTGGCGTCTCGTAATGACATTCCGCCGAATTTGTCGACATTTTTACAGTCGATGATGAACTCAGGTGGAAGAATTGCTCCCCAGGTTGATACGCCGAGTACGGGGAGTCAGTTGGCTGGTCCGATAATTCAGGGCACTGGGACCGTCGTCGCCGCAAAAATCCTGGTGGCTTGCATCGACGTCGCCGAGAACGTGATGTCGCCAAACGGAATGGTTCCGCTAGGCGCTGTTCAAGTCGGCGACAGGGTACTCGGTGATGACGGTGAGTATTGCAAGGTGTTGCGAACCGACATGGGAAGAACTCCCAAGGTGCGGTTGAAAGACTTCGTGGCCGTTACCTGGGAGGACGAGAAGGGCGAGCAGGGCGTTGTGCGGATGACCTACGATCATCCGGTCCAAAAACACGAGCAGAAGGGCGACGACTGGACGCTGACTGAAGTCCTACCCGTAGAACTTGAAATCGACGATCACGTAGGACTCGACAAGAGAGTTGTTGACGTGACCGAGATTGAGGCTCCGAGCGCCTGTGCTGATCTAGAACTAGAAGGTTGTGACGGATACTGGGTGAGCGGCCTCTACGCAGCGAGCATGTTGAAGCGACTGGCTCGCAAGGAGTAACGATGGCCTTCGACGTACAACATGGTCCGCCCTCTTCCCTGACGGGAATCAATGCGCTTTTGGTGGGTCTTGACCAAGAGAGGCGCAATACTCGTCAACAGAACATTGCCAACGACATGCAAGTCAATCGCCAGATTGGCCAAGGCATCACTGGAGCGGCAACCAGTATTTTCGGCGCGGCTACTCAGAGGTTTCAGGCCGAACAGGCCCAAGAGCGGATCCGCCTGAATGACCAACTTGATCGAGAGGCGGCGACTCAATCAAACCGAGAGCGGGCCATCGGACGCCAGGTCCAAGAGGCCAACCGCCTGCTACAAATGCCACCTCATGCGGCTGCGGAAGTCTATTCCAACACTCAGGAGATTGCCCGATTGGCAGCGGACAATTCGCTCCCAGAATTCGATCAACGCCAAATGATCGATGCGATCAGTGCGCAGAACGAAGCGATTATCGCCGCGAATCCGCCACCTACACCGCCAACGATTCTGGACGACGAACGATCTGGGCAGATTAAGTTCTACCCCGATCAAGGAGTTATGCTCGCACCGAAGAAATACGCGATTCGTTCGCTACCCTCTATGAACAACGTCAAGTTCAGCGATTGGATGGACGCGGTCAACGATGAACAGGCCCGTCTGATGGGGGAGGGCATGTCGCAGACGGGGGCCGGTCTTCAAGCTCAAGAAAATATCAACCAAAAGTTCCAGGTGTTCCGCGAAAGTCGTGGCCAACCAACGACCGGAGATGTCGACAAGCCGTTGATCACTCAGGCGCGGCGCAAGTTCCTGGGTAGCACACCGGATAACGATTTAATTGCCGCGGGAGCTGCCACGCGGACCTTCGGTGCCGTGGATCCGGGTGCTGGACAGGCTGGTGTCGGTCGTCCACAGGACGACCGCCAAGCGGGTATCGGTCGTCCACAGGACGACCGCCAAGCGGGTATCGACGCGGGGAACATGGCACAACTCGACCAGACGATTGCGGCCAACGTACAGGGTCTCCGGCAACTCATAGGTGGTCTCAGTGAGACATTGGGAGTCGACAAAGCGCAGGATCTGTCGACTTGGTCCGGGCAGACCATGGCTCAGGCGGTGCCCATGGCTCAGAGAATCCAGAGGTTTACCTTGGCGCGCTACCCGACCGTGGCATCTTTGAACGATTTGAGCCGATCAGAGAAAGAAGAATTGGCTTCTGTAGCCCGTTTGGCACAGTTAATCATCGGCGAGGCCAACAAGCGAGCCCAAGAGGGAGTCACCGGCGATGAGCAGAATTCAAACCGGTGATTGGCTCACTGACCTACAAGACAACATCAAGCATTCGATCGAGGACAAGCCGTTCGACGATCTCGGCGACCTCGTAGGGGCAATCCAGAGCGATCTACGTTCTACTCTGGGCGATGTGTCGGATGACGAATTGTCTCGTCTCCAGAATCGCATGCGCGAATCGTCCAGCGATCTCCAGGCATTCAACGATCAACTCTTCAAGGACGCTCCGACCGATGTGTCGCGACTCCGGCGATATAATCAGGTCCGTCGACAGAATAATCTCGAAGAGGTAGGGCTCTTGCCGCCAGAAGAGACGGCCGGCCAAGCACTGGAGCAGGTCCAAGAAGACATCGGCAGCTTTCGAGCACTCCCCTTTGTCGGTGGCGTTCTTCAGGCAAAGGATCTGTTTGAGGTCTTGGAGGCGTCCGAGCACGCTGAGGCGGGCACGGCCACCATTGACGAGTGGGAGCTTCTGGCTGAGTTCCAGGAAGACATGGCCCAACAGGCTCGAGGATCGACCATCGGAGCGGACATCGTTGGCGGGGTGGCCGAGAGTGCCGCGTTCGCTGTTGAGTTTGCCGGCAGCGGTGGAATCATCGCACTGGGCAAGAAGGCGGTGCTAAAGGGCGGCAAGAAAGCCGTCAAAAAGGGCGTTGCCGCGGCAATCAAACGCATTATCAGCAAAGCTGCTACCGGCGCGGCTCTCCGAACACCTTTCTTTGCTCCACGAATAGCGGCTAACACCGTCGAGAGAATGGTTCCGGGTTTCCGTGCCGGCGAGGGCGACGTCGAACCGTTCCGCATCGTCATTGGAAGGCGGGGTGAATCCCTATCGAAAGCGCTTGCAAACGCTGGTCTCGACACCGTGATTGAACTGTTTTCCGAAGGGACTGGCGAAATCGTTGCCGTTGTCGCCAAACCGCTCAAGCGTGTGGCCGGCGAGGTCGTGGATAAGAAGATTGCCAACTTTCGTATGCCGGCCAAGGAGTTCCTGGCCAAGTTCGGATATTCGACGTTCCCCGGTGAACTGGGCGAAGAACGACTGGGGGCAACGCTTCGCACCGCCGCGACCGAACTGAGCAAGCTCAGCGGCTTCGATGTGATCAATCTGCCCGATAATATCATTCCAACGGCTCGAGAGTTCGGCACAGAAGCGGCTGTTCTGGGAGTCCTGGGTGGTGGTGGCTCCGCCCTTGGTGCTGCCTTGCAACCGAAGGCGCCTGGGCCTTTGGACACGCCAGAGGCCGTCCAGTCGTTCGCTACGGACAATCCAGAGGCCGCTAAGGCGATTGTGGACGCGGCAGAGGGGCTGGCGAGTGGGACGCCCAACGCACAGACGTTTGAGCAGGCGGGGATCCCTGGCACGACCCGTTCCAAGCGAAAGAGAATTTCGGAAATATTGAAGGGGCTCATGCCCGAAGCGGCGGCGACGGTTGAAGATGCTCCCGTCGCACAACCGCCCCCGACAGCGGAAACCACCTCGCCCCAAGTGCAACAGACGCAGGAAGAGGTGCCGAAAGCGGCGGGCACGACGCAGGAAAGTCTGAATGGGCTGAAGGTTTTGCTTGAGCGAAGGGCGGCTGGCGAAAACGTAGACGAAGAGATTCAGAATTACAGCAAAGGACAAAAATCTCGCAAGGAATTCCTCGATTCGCTTGATGACTTCGGAAAGGTGACCCAACTAACGTTGTTTATCAATCCGTTGGACAAGGACATCCTGAAGGCTCTCGCAAGATCCACTGGATTGGCGATCAAGGCGGGAATCCATTCGTTCGAAGACTTCATCAGGCACCTTGTTGGACAAATTGGCTACGATCGAGTTCAACGCTTAGGATCCGCCATACAGCAAGAATGGGAAAAGCAACGCGAGGGCAATCTTGCCGTTCGGGCTTCGCTGCCCGTGGATGACGTACTTGCTGGAATCGTCGAATTGTCGACTACCCCGACTCCGTCACATACCGTCGAAGGCCAGGCACCTACCCCCCCCCCATCGGATCCGATTGACGATGCGACGTCTACAATGGAGCCCGGAGACCGTCTTCCTGAGATTATCGACAATTGGCACGCCAATCGCGACGAGTCGCACACCGTCGTCAATCTGGACGCACGCAAACGCGAAGCGGAAATGGTGGAGTTATCTGGGGCGAAGCGAGCGTCCTCCAAAGCACATCAGGATCTCTCTCTAGGTATCCATCTACATATTGATCTTCTGAACGCCCAAGAGCGGGGGCTAGGAACGCCCGCCGAACAATTTGAGGCATTCAAAAAGGAATTGACTCCTGAGCAGGTTGAGGCTTACGAGCGTTCCCAATCGCTGTCCGAAGCCGAACAGGCCATGGCCCAACGGTTTATCGAGGAAAACAATCAGATGGGAATCGACGCACAAGAGGCGTCGGTAATCAGCAACCATTACGAAAATTACACCGCACGCCTCCTGAATCCGCCGGCGGACAAAGCCAAGGCGGGGCGAACATTGGTCGGAAAGTTTACCCTCAAGAGTCCGCGCGCTAAGAAACGAACGCTCGATTCAATCTTACACGCTTGGTCGCTCGATTACACCCTGCGAGTGCCTGACGTCACAGCGGCTCAGCGCGTTGCTCGCGAGTCCATCGCTCAGGTAATTCACGATCGCAACATGCTGGCTGCGGCCCTCAAAGCCCAAATATTCAGTACGAAGCAGATCGACGATACATGGGTTCGCGTTGAACACCCGAACATGAAGGCATGGCGAATGGTCGGGCTGGCCGACGTCATAGACAAAGATGCACCGCTGGAGACTGGGGCCTGGGTGGCCCTTCCCGATCGAGGTGTCATCGGAGAAGTGCGCCTGGTGTCTGAGTCTTCGAACGTGGTACTCGTTAGAGTTCCCGGAGAATCCGATCTGGTCTCCTACAAAGAAAGTGATCTACGCCGACGGGTGGTCAAGAACTTCGGTGGGAAGAATTCCTTTCTCAGCCCAGAGGGGCAATTGTTTGAGCGGCAAGAGGTATACGCACCAGAGAAAACAGCACGTCACCTGAACAACGCCTTGGGGCGCTCTCCCTTGAATGACATTGCGCTCGCTAAGGGCCTTTCGCAATGGAACGACATTCTCAAACACACGCTTCTGACTACGAGTTTGTTTCACCATCAAGCGTTCCTGAGAAGTTACTTGCTCGCTGGAAGAGTCTCTGTTCGATCTGCGATCGCCGAAATAATGAGGGGAATCTATGGTGCGCTGAAATATTTGATTCGCGGAAACCCGTTTCTGTTTCCTGCTCGAATGATTAACCCCTTCGGATTGGCCCGTGGATTTACCAGACAACTTTCCGGCTTCCGTGCCGGCCAAGCAGCCATGGATGGTTTTACCCCACAACTCCGCGAACTTGTCCGTGCGGGACTTACTATCGGCCGCCAACAAGAATGGGATGCCGCGGCACTGGAGAGAAAGACGGCGATAGGGAAGCTCATTGATCGCGTGCCTGGCGCCCGCGATGTCAAGGATAAACTTCTTCAGTTGCGCGACATTGAAACAGACTTCCTCTTCAGTGAGCTTGGCCCTGCGCTCAAGGTTTGGACGGCGTTGATTGAATATGTGGATCTGCTTGCGAGAAACGACGAAGCTCTGCGTAAAGGCGACGTCACTCGCGAAGAACTTGCTTCTATAGCAGCCAATTTGGCGAATGATGACTTTGGCGGTCTACATCTACAAAGGAAGGGGCGCAGCCCGCTCGCCCAACAAATTGCCCGGTTCTTTTTGCTGGCCCCGGACTGGACTGAATCGAACATCGCATCCATGCTCAAAGCCTTTAAGGGTGGACGTGATGGAGAAGTCTACCGCGCCATGTGGGGGCGGGTGGCTATCAAGGGCGTTTTGACGACGTTCCTGTCTACGTTCATTCTCGCAACCATACCACAAGGGGGAGATGATCGTCGGTCTGTCATTCAACGGTTCCTTGACAGCTTCAAGCGTGCCTGGGCGGAAGGAAACCTGCGATGGCTTGAGATCGACATTACGTCACCCTATCAGGCGTTGGGCGGATCCAAAGAGAAGAGGAAATATTTTAGCTTGATTGGGCATTTTCGTGACGTGATCAAGTTTATGAGGCATCCAATCAAATCAGCCAAACACAAGGGAAGTGTTCTCTCGCGGATGGTATTTAGCGCCCTGACCGGTGAAGATTGGGCGGGTCGCCGGTTCACTTCATTGGCTGAACTGGTGGGAGTGGACGACAAGGGCCAGTACAAAACCAAAACGTCTACGCATGATATCGGTGATCCCAAGGGCGGGAAACTCGAGGGCCGGCTTGTTGCGAAGCAGATCGGCGGAAGACCGCTCGACATTATGCAACTCCCTTCGTTCGTGGCCCACGAGGCCCGCGGGACCGCTCCAATCCAAGCACAACAGGCCATGGGATTCCTGGCTGGAGAAATTGACGCTTTCGATGCGATCACCAAGGGCATCGGCATGATGACGGCGACGACGCACCCACCAACAGATCCTAAAAAGTCGATTGCGCAGGCGGCGAAGTTCGGTGACACAGTTCAGGCTCGCGCGGCGTTAGAGCGTTTGGGGAAAGAACAGGGGGCCAACGAGGCCCGCAAGTTTGTAGGTAGCCTGATTGACAAAGCGACTCGTCCACCAACAAAGACGACACGAAGGGATCCCGAAGCTCTTGACGCACTCAAAGCACTCAATCTTGACCAAAAGCAATTGATGGGGGATTTCCGTTTCTATTGGTTGATGCGCAAGCGGAAAGTGGGAAACGCAAAATTCTACACCCGGCTGCTCACGCTGCGCTCACTCATGGCAGAGGCGAAAATCGAATGACCTATCCACTCCGCACCAATGTTCGAACCTTTGACGATGTCCGTCGAGCGTTACAGGTATTGGCTCCGTTCATACCGTTTCCGTCTACGACTGTACCGAATACGGCGGCCGACGAGAGTGACGGCTGGAAAGTCGGTTCCAAAATCACCGTGGATGGGGCTACTGTGCCCGCCGCTTTGAAGGGCATTTATCAGTGTTTTGATAATTCGATCGGCGCTGCCGATTGGAAAAAGATGGTTGATGTTCAGAATGAATTACCTGCCGGAGATCCTTCGGGTGGTTCAACGCCTGATCCGGTTGTCGACAATCAGGTTACACGATTCGACCAAACGACCGGCCGCATTCAAGGCTCCAGCGTATTTCTAGACGACGTTGGGAATCTCACCGGGACGACGAACCACGACGACATTTGCTTTATCGATCAAGCGAGCCCGTTCGTAGTGGGTGGCGTGGTGACGGTCACTTCAGCGTATACGGCAACGACGGCCGACACTGTCATATTGTGCAACGGCACATTCACTGTGACCCTGCTCACGGCGGTAGGGATTCCAGATCACAGAGTGTCCATCAAGAACGTCGGCACGGGTGTTGTTACGATTGACGGCAACGGTAGCGAGACGATTGACGGCGGAACTACTGCGGTGTTGTCTATTCAGTATGATCAGATTGGGATCGTTTCAGATAACTCCAACTGGCAGATAGCGGCATGAGCTACATAGGTGACAAAGATTTTCTGATCGAGGTCCAAAAGGGCAACGTGGCCGGCCATTCGCTGATCCACAAGTTCGGCCGAAACGACGCGGTGCCCAATGGTTCTTGGGCTCATGTTTCGCTTACACCCTTTGCGGTGGCCAACTTCCCTTCGTCCGCAACCACGGTCAAGATCAAGGCTGGGGGTTCGGCGTTCGACGATTCGTCCGGTTTGGGTGCGCGGGAAGTCACTGTTCAGGGCATCGACTCGTCTCTAGCGGAGACGTCGGAGGCGATCGTTACGGCGGGCGCTTCGGCCAGCTCGGCGACCAGCGCGTCCTTCTGGCGGGTTCATCGGGCCTGGGTGTCGGCGGTGGGGGTGTACGGTAGTACGAACATCGATGATATTGTGATCGAGTCGGGAGTGGACATGATCACGATTGCGGCGGGTGAAGGCCAGACGCAATACGCGGGCTACACCATCCCCACGGGCAAGACTGGCTATTTGTTGAGTTCGCTGGTGACCGTCGATGGCAACAAGGCGGCGGACATCAGGGTGATGAAGCGTGAGGATATAACCGATTCCGTCATAGCTCCGATGGCGTCCAAGCGGATTATGTTGCATTGGGATGGGGTTTTGGGGACGCTCCCCTTTAAGCCTCGGTCACCGTTGTCGGCGTTGCCGGCGTTGACGGATATATGGTTTGAGGCGAACGGGTCTGGCGCGGGGACCGAAGTATCGGCGGACTTTGAGATTTTGCTGGTGGATGATTAGGAGATACCGATGGGACAAATAGACGATCTCAAAACAGAACTGGACACCGACCCACTTACGATCGGTTACTCCGGCATGACCGACGAAGAAGTTGCCACCGCGATGAACCGAACCGACACTGGGCGAACATTACCTGTTGACGAATTGACTTCTCAAGTGTTGTACGGGTTGATCGACACAACAGAGTTCGATGCTTTGTCTGCCGGTAACAAGGCTGACGTGGACCGTGTTCTATCTGTGGCACCAGCCGTTACTCTGTCACCCGGTTCACGGGCAAGGGCAGTACTGACTAGCATCTTCGGTGGTGGGTCAACTACCAGTGCTAACATCGGTGCGGCGGTCGTGCGTACGGTGAGCCGTGCGGAAGAGATTGGTTTAGGCGTGGTCAAGGTTGGGCATGTACAACAAGCGAGGGCTCTCTAATGCCAAATGAAGTTCTAATTAAAACCGGAACGCAACTTAGCTTCGCCGATCATGGGACCGATTTTGTGGGTGGTGCGGCGAAGACTTCCTTGGAACAGGCGGGTGCTACGGATGTTCAGATTGATTTGACGAGTCTGGCCAATGCGTCGGGCCAAGAATCAGCTAAGTTTGATTTTGGTGCCACAAGAGCGGCACGATATTCGTGCATGGCTGCTATTGAATCAACTACGGCTATGACGGCTGGAAACACCATCGACTTCTATCTTGCTCCATCTCCAGATGGTACTGCGGCCAATGGTAATCCTGGGCAGATTGACGGTGTCGATGGTGCCGCTCCCTCCGGCGTGGGAACGCTCGCGGAACTCTTGGCCGTGTGCATACAGATTGGAAGCCTGGTCGTCGAGAACACAGCCAGCACGGTGCAAGTGGGACACGTTGGCGTATTCATGCCGCCTGAACGTTATGGCATTTTGATTGTTGTGAACAATAGTGCCCAAACGCTAACGGCTGATGCGGTAGAGCATCATGTAGTGTTCAACCCAATCGTTGACGAGATTCAATAATGTCCTTAGTGATCACTGACAGTTCGGGAGATCGCATCGTCCACCCGGCATCGGATTCGATTGCACGGTTGGGACCGCAGTATACGTGGTGTGGCAACGTGACGGTTACCGCTACGACGGATGCTTTTTCTCGGCTGTTGTCGGTGTCGAATCAGGCAGGTGATACCGACTACCTGTCGGCGTTTGCGTTCGGTACAACTTGGTTTTTCAGGACAAACACGGATGGGTCGCCGTTGCGTTCTGAGTTGCAAGAGGCGGAGTTTCTTGAGGGGTTGGGCTTGACCTTCTTAGTGATTACGTTCCAACGTGGTCGTGCTGACGAAATGGAAGGCTGGTGGGCTCACGAAGGGGACAACACGCTTACTAAGATGACCGGGGCAGCAACAACCGGTGGTGGAAATCAACCTTCCTCAGTCGACATGGAAGTGTACCCCGGTTCGTATGTGATTCTAACTACCGCGGCCGGATGTTCATTCCACGATCTTGCGATGTGGACCCGCGTCCTGTCAATCAAGGAAATCTGGCGGCAGTGGCAATACGGCGTGCATCGAACCAAGGGCAACATCATCTGTAGCGAGTACGGTTTGTTCGGTGGAGATACCGAAGTCCAGCGTGACCATAGCGGGCATGACAACCATGCTACGCCAACAGGTACGGTACGGGCGGATCATCCGATCTCGCTCATTGCAAAACGGAACAGGCGGTTGGCTTTTGAGCACAGGGTAAAGGCTCGGCCTGTTCTCGATCCGTCAATTGATCATTCAGCGTGGATTAAAATTCCAGATCCGGTCGTTATGAGACCGGAAGTAGTCAGTTACTAAAGGAGTAATGTTATGGCTAGGTTTACGTGCACAGCAGATTCAGTTGCGGCCGGGGTGGATCTCCCCATTGTTAATCTTACCGGATCGGCGGCGATTCGGATCCATCTTTATGACTTGGTCATCTCTAGTGATGACACGCCGTCCGATCAGGCAACTCGGTACAGCGTTCAAACGACTACGGATGTTGGAGTAGGCGGAACGGGGCTGGCTAATGAAACTCCCCTTGATCCTTTGTCGGTTGGTGCTGTAGGAGATGCGATCAAAGGAACCTTTACCACCAAGCCCACTACGGGAGCCATTTTGCTTCTCTTCAGCGTGAACCAAAGAGCGACCTTCCGTTGGGTGGCGGCACCAGGAAGTGAGCTTATGTCCCCGGCTGCGGCGGGTGACGGGCTCATGGTGAACTCTGAGAACAGCACGGGAACTCCGGGCACAGAATGCACGATGCTCTGGTGGGAGTAGATCATGGCCGTTGGAATCCATACAGGAGAGCACACGGTTTCGAAGCCTGCGGGCGCCACGTTCCTTACGGACTTCCTCGGGTCCATGGTCGAACACGATACGCAACAGTGTGTTCACTGCGGAAGACACTGGGAAGTCAAGCCTGGCTCGGGCAAGATGCGGAGCTACTGTTCGAAGTGCAACGGCCATACGTGTGGTGCTCCAGCGTGCGTGAGGCATTGTCGTCCTTACGAGCAGCAAATTGATGATGCCGAGAAGGGTGTGATCATCATCCCATAGGAGCGTCGTTGTGCATATTGCGCCCGGAATAGGGTTTTTGATGCCGCCCAAGACGGGGAGCAGTTGGATTGTCTTCATAATGAAGAAGATCCTGGAGGTGGATCTTATCAATCCATTTTCCAATCGTCACATGGTCCCCGACGAGACCGACCTCCAATGGCTCGAAGTTCCCAAGGGGATCCGGTACGTCATGCTCATCCGAGAGGAAGAGTCTTGGCTACGGTCCATCTACAAGACATGGTCAACCAATTTCCACATTCCCGTACTGGACTCCCTCTGTGAAGGCGAGAAAGGCTCCGAGGAAGACTTCATCAAAGAGCACATTGGTAATCTCGATCCCGTATGGAACTATTACCTGAAGAAGTCGCCGGAATACATGCTTCACACGGAGACGATTGCCGACGATCTGATTCATGTCCTCCTGGACACAGGCTACACCCTGAGCGACCACATTCGACAAAAGATTCGAACGGAGCCTCACAAAAACGTGACCCAGGTGTAATGTGTCTTACCGATGGCAATATCAATCTCTTGTTGAACCGCTCGAGCCTTCGCTTGTCGTTGCGCAGAATCTAGATTGGCTCGTAGAAACCCATCGTCCCCCCGCCGGCCCTGAGCCCTTGGTTCAGGAAGGACTGTGGATAGGCGTCCTAGAGCCCACTCTGTTCGTTGAGCAGAATCTTGACTGGCTCCGCCTCACGGAACAACCCCTCTTCGCAAAGCCACCTCTCGTCCAAGAGGGCTTGTGGATAGGTATCCTAGAGCCGACGCTGTTCACCGAACAGAACCTCGATTGGCTACAGCAAACCAATCTTCCACCTGACGGGAAGGTGCCTCCCGTCCAGGTGGGTCTATGGGTTGGCGTTCTCAAGGAAAGTCTTTTTGTCCTTGAAGATGTCACCATGGACAAGTGGTTCCGTCCTACGGAACAGCCCCTCTTCGACAAAGAGCCCATCAATGTCGGGCCGGTATGGATCGGTATCCTTGAGCGCACGCTGTTCACTCCGCAGAATCTTGATTGGATCCCTGAGCCTAATCAACCACCAGATGGTTTGCCGCCCTTAGTGCAAGAGGGTTTTTGGATAGGCGTTCTCGAGCCCACTGAGTTCGTCACGTTTATGATGTGGTATCGTCCCACGGAGCAGCCTCTGTTCGACAAGGGGCCGACATACCACCTTCCATCGGGCGATGCCGTTAAGCCGGTCGTCATTATCGACTGGACGGACTTCGGTCCGTATCGCACTCAATTTGATGATCTGTCGCGACAGATCGAAGTAACCATGCGGGCTACGGCTGGAGAGTTGCACGTTCGAATTGTCGATATTGATACCGGTGTTGAACTCAGTAGCGTTTCGACACAGAGCAGCACCAAGGCTATCCATCGGCCTGAATCCGGGGGGGCGTTCTCGATCAGTAGGAACATGAAATCGCAGTACGGTGCGGTCGAAGGCGTTACGACGCAAGGGGAAATCTGGGGCGTGAATGCGGTTAAGGTGTAATGAGATAAGGAACCAATATGGTCAAACACCCATCCAACGGTTACGTGAATTGGAAAGTGTTCATTCTTGCGGTGACCGCGTTCATCGGACTCTTCTCACTCGGCTGGGGTCGACAGGAATCCCAAGCTAAGGAATTGAAGGCGCTTCAGATGTGGCAGAGTGCTATGGATGAGCGGATGGGAAACCTGATCGATGACGTTAAAGAAATAGCTAAGGCCCAGAAGGCAGGGTTCAAGGATGTAACCGACGCACTGAAGGCGATCAGGAAGCTGCCGCAGTAGTTCATGCCGCCTCAACCTCTCTCGCTTCGTTCATCACTCGCTCCGCGCGGGGGTTAGGGGGTTTATTCTTTGGATTGCCGCTCTTGGAATTGTCATGTCGCCGCAACCCTGCCAAGTGCTGCCCAGCGTTTCGTTTGCTACGTGTGGTACAAGGACGATATAGTCATCTTCATCTTTAATTAACCAACCAACCGATTCGCATATCGAGGGGGTGGCCTTTTCAATGTCGTCCCGTTCTCGCCACGAGGACGAGCATCCAAAGGCGTCTAGCCATTTGACTATTACGATCTGCATCACAATACCGGGTCCTCTCTGCGGCATACTAGAGGTTGGACGTTGCCGGTGTTTGTCCACTGCTCATGAGTTGTGACCTTATTGTTCAGTAGTCTCGGGCGTTGTGGCTGTACCATCAACTTAAAGAACGTCCAACAGCCACACTCTGGACACTCGGAACCGCAGTGGGAACTGCGACAACTGTCAACTCGTTCGCCCTTCTGGATGATGCGTGTTCCAGTATGCCCGCAGTTGGTGCAAACACATTCAACGCTGTACGTGTCTCGTCTAAACCGTTTCATATTCTCCCTTTCTCAATGCCCCGTAACGTGCCTCATGGGGCGTACTCTTCCTCGTCGTCCATCTCGTCTCGCATCCGCTTCACGTCTGCTTCCTCCCTGGCAAGTGCTTCCACCTGCGGGTCTGTAAGCCCCGCCCTAGCCCTCCACGCCCTCACCTCGCCCACGGTTGGCGCATGCCCGATGTTCCTGTAGTGCCATCGCAAACAGGCGTGCAACTCCCGCTCATGTAGTGTCGTCTCACTCATCTTTCGCTCCAATGCCGTGGTGGGCTTCGGTCATTCGTCTTATCAGTGTGAACTGTTCCCGCAGTGGTTTGTTTGCTAGGTTGTATTTGAGTTTGAATTCCACCCACATTCTGTGTTCCTCTCCAGGCGTCATCCTCTCCCCGTCCGGTACGTCGGTGGCACGCTCGGACTCGACGGCTTGAAGTAGTTGCTGTCGCTCATGTGCCAGCGCGCCTTCGCCGCGAAAACTCCAGAGGGCTATAGCCTTAACAAGATTCCACTCCGTCTCGCTCATGCTCATCGTTTTCTCCACGTCTCAAGTAGTGCTAGTGTGAATAGTCCAATAGGAATGAGCATCGCAATGACAATTCCCACTGCTGCTGGCGGCCACGATCGTATGGCATCCATCATCTCTTCAAACTCCCTTGCCTAGATGGCCCGCAACTTCTTCGTAAATACCCATTCTCTAGCGAAGAACCGTGGGAAGTGTCCTTGATTCCAACGAATCCAGTGGTTGTGTCCTGACCCGTCGTGGTATCGTCGGTACACGGAACGGACAATCACATAGGCAATGTCACGGTTGTATGTGCTTCGTGCGTATAGTCCGGACTCTTTGGCCTGAGCGACCGCCGCAATCAATGCGTCGTCACCCCCAAACAGAAGACGTGGAGCGATCAGCCATCGCCACAACCTGCGTGCCCGGTCCAATCTCTTTCGCGACGTCCTGTAGTTTCTCCGACGGTCCGTGACTGTATTCATCACCTTCTCCCTTGAAAAGCCGCCACGTCCCGCAGGTTAGTTGCTGCGTTCGTCCTTGCTTCGTTGTGTTGATGCACCGTAGCGAAGTGCGGCCAATGCTTTTTCGAGCATAGCCATGCACTCAATCCGATCTCCGCGAAAAACGCAGTAGTCAAACTGTGCCTCCCGAATCCCACCACCGATAGAAATGCGGAGTATTCCTTGTTCGTCGTCCGGCCTATGGGTTACGTGCATATCATCGTGCTCCCACTCGTCCCGAACTTTCTCGTCATCCTTTCCGGCGGTAATCTCCGACAGCTTGTCGTTCGCCATCTTCGTCGCTCGTTCTTTTAGTCGGTCCATGAATAGAGAATCTGAATCATTGTGCGTTTGCATTATTGTTTCCTTTGAAAGTTAGCCACGTCCCGCATGTCAACGTCACCGTCATTGTCCATGTCCCACTGCTCACACACACACGCCACGCCGATGATCTCCCCCTCTGCCGTTATGTGGCATGGTGCGATCAGGTGCTCGTGATGCACGTACAGTTCCATGCGATCCGCCGTACAAAACATCACATACCCATCGGGAAGCGATGGAAATGTAGACTCATTCGGTCCACCCATGCACGATAGAAACAACGCCCACGCTATGAGATTATCAAGGCACATTGGTTGCCTCCTGCCATCTCGCTACGTCTCTCATAT